CCGGCCTGATGTCGGCCTACCAGAACCTTTACCAAGGCAGAACGACGGTTCGCGCAGCCAACGAACTGATGAACTACGGCCTGATCGACCCCAAGATGGTCGAGTTCAACAAAATCGGCATGGTCAAGCAGATCAAGCCAGGCGCGCTCAAGAACGGCGAACAATTCACCGCTGACCCGGTGAAATGGCTTCAAGGGACGCTGCTGCCGGCGCTGGCCGCCAAGGGCGTGACCAAAGAGCAGGATGTTCTCAATGCCATCGGCGCGATCTTCTCCAACCGCACCGCGTCGCAGTTGTTCAGCACGATGTTCCTGCAAATGGACAACATCAAGAAGAACGAGGCCATGAACCGGAAGGCCGACGACATCGGCACGCTTGACCGCCGTGCGCTCGAAACGCTGTCGGGCAAGCAGATCGTACTTCATGCCAAGTGGCGCGACCTTATGCTGGTAGTTGGTAAAACCGTTCTTCCGCTGGCAATCAAGGGCGTCGAATGGCTGACCAAAGCCATCACCGGCCTGACCGGCTGGGCAAAGCGTAATGAAGGGGCCGTCAAGCTGCTGACCATTGCCTTCGCGGCGCTGGCCGGCGGCCTCGCCATTCGCGGGACGATCCTGCTGCTGACCGCCGCCTTCCAAGGCCTCGGCGGCGCGCTGGCGTTTCAAGCCATCGGCGGCGCTGCCGGGCTGACCTCCATTGCCGGCGGCATCATGACCTTCGGGCGCGCGCTGCTTACGATGTCGGCCACGGTAATGACGAACCCGTATGTGCTGGCCGTGCTGGGCGCTGGCGCTTCTGGCTACGCTGTCGGCACCGGCATCAATAGCGGCATAAATTGGGGCGTGCGGAAGCTGACCGGCAACAAGAATCAAAACCTTGGCGGCTGGATTTACGACGCGACGCACAAGGACAGCCCGTACGTCACCGTCATTTCAGGCAAGCCGGTGCAGGTAACGACTCAGATCAAAATGGACGGGCGCAAGGTCGCCGAGGCGGTCAGCCATCACCAAGCGAAGGCCGCCAGCAAGCCGTTCGCCGGGGCTTCCTCGTTTGACTACGGCATGGCGGCCCCGCCTGTAGGCATGGGATATGCACGATGACACCTGACACCATTTTGACCCTTGGCGGCTTTGAGTTTTCCCGCTTCGAGATTCCCGAAAAAATCTCGTTCGGCGGAGATCAGGCTCTAGTCGTGCATGATCTTGTCGGCGGCGTGCGCGTTGTCGATGCGATGGGCCGCAGGGATGCCCCGCTGGAATGGTCTGGCCTGTTCCAAGGCAAAACCGCCCTTGTCCGCGCCCGCTATCTGGACGGCCTGCGGGTCGCCGGGCGGCCCCTTCCGCTTTACTGGTCGGAGCTTGCCTATCTGGTAGTCATCAAGACGTTCCGCTGCGATTTCGAGCGGTCTTACAAACTGCCCTATTCGATTTCGTGCGTCGTCGTCGCTGACCTGAGCATGCCTGTCACGACGCAGGCCCCGGCTGGCGTCGATGAATGGATTTCTAACGACATGGCTAAGGCGAATGCTTTGGGTGATCTGATCGGCGACGGCCCGCTGTCCGACCAGCTCAAGACGCTGGACAGCGCCATCAGCACCGTTTCCAGCTTCGCCAATGCGGTGCAAAGCACGATCAACAGCGTGCTTGCCCCGCTTGCGGCAGTTCAGGCCCGCGTTCGGGTGCTGACCGCTTCGGTGGGCAACGTCATCGGCAACGTTACGACATTGGGCGGCATCTTGCCGAACAACCCGATAGCCCAGCAGGCGAACAAGCTGATGGGACAGGTCAATGCAATGACCCAACTTCCGCAGCTTTACAACCTGCAATCGGTTCTCGGGCGCATGGGCGGCAACCTTGGCAGCATCGGCACCGCCGGGCGGCAGGTTGCAACGGCTGGCGGCAACCTTTACCAGATGGCGTCTGACGCCTACGGCGACGCGATGGCTTGGACGGGCATTGCCAAGGCCAACGGGCTGAAAGACCCGAAGATCAGCGGCGTACAAACGCTGACCGTCCCGGCCCTGCCGGATGATTCAGGAGGCGTGATGTATGCTTAATGATGTCCCAGCCTTTGCCGCCGCCCGCCAGCCGCGCGGTCTGGTCAAAGTCAATGGCGAAATCCTGCCGGGCTGGGTGTCTTGGGAAACCGACAACAACACCTTTTACCAAGCCGACACCTTCCGCGTCTGCTTCGCCTTGTCGCTCATGCCCTATGAACGGGATGCGGCATGGTGGGCGGCGCGGTCGGAAATCTTCATCGAAATTCTGGTCGGCTTTCCCGCTGACCCGGAGAACTTCACGGCTGATGAACTGGACAGCTTGATCTATGGCCGCGTCGATGATGTGACCTTTGACCCGGTTGGCCGGAAGATTGAAGTGTCTGGCCGCGACCTGACATCGGCCTTCATTGACGCCAAGACGACCGAGAAATGGCCGAACCACACGGCCTCGGAAATCGCGGCGGACTTGGCGGCCCGGCATGACTTGAAGGCGGTTGTCACCAAGACCGAAACGAAGTCGGGACGCTATTACGAGATCGACCACGCCCGGCTGACCGACCAGCGCAGCGAGTGGGATTTGCTGACATGGCTGGCCCACGAAGAACAGTTCATGGTCTATGTGAAAGGCCGGGAACTGCATTTCGAGCCAAAGCCCAGCCCGGACGACGACCCTTATGTCCTGCAATGGGAGCAGCCGACAGAAGATCGCGGGCATCCGGTGTTCAACGGCAAGACCATCGCCTTTTCTCGGAACCTGACGCTGGCAAATGACGTGATCGTCAAGGTGATGTCGTGGAATGCCAAAAACAAAAAAGGCTTCACGAAAACCGCGCAGGCGACGCACAACAAGAACACCGTGCTGAAAGGGGCAGCACAGCCAATCGGCGAGGCGCAGACCTACAGCTACACCATCCCCGGCCTGACGCCGGAGCAGGCATTGCAGCGGGCGCAGGCGCTGCTCAAGGAAATCACGGCGCATGAGGTCAAATTCTCGGCGACGCTGCCGGCGGACAACCTGCTTGGCGTGACCAACATCATTCAGATCATCGGCACCGGCACAGCCTTCGATCAGATTTACTACCCGGACAGCATCGTCCGACATATGAGCATCGGCGAGGGATACACCATGTCGATCAACGCCAAGAACCACAGCCCTGAAAGCGTCGTCGCGCCATGATGAACCAGTTGATGAACACCATGCGCGCGCAGGCGGCACTCGCCAGCAGCGGGCGCGCATCGGTGCGGCTGGGCATCGTCAGCAGCTATGACCATGCCAACTACTGCGCCAAGGTGCGCGTGCAGCCGGAGGACACCGAAACAGGCTGGCTGCCGGTTACGTCGCCGTGGATCGGCAACGGCTGGGGAATGTTCGCCCCGCCGACGCCGGGCGATCTGGTCGAAGTGCAGTTTCAGGAAGACAGCTTCGAGGCCGGCTTTGTCTGCCAGCGTTTCTTCAACGACGCCGACCGACCGCTGCCAGTGCCAAGCGGCGAATTCTGGCTGGTGCATAAAAGCGGATCGTTCCTCAAGTTTCGCAACGACGGCAGCGTAGAACTTAACACCGCCGGAAATCTTACAGGGACCGTAGGCGGCAATGCGTCACTGACTGTCGCCGGAAACATGACGACCAACGTCAGCGGGAACATTTCGGAAACAGCGCCGAACATCACGCTGAACGGCAACGTGATGATTAACGGCCAACTGACCCAAGGCACCGGAAGCGCAGGCGGCGCAGCAACCATGCAAGGCCCACTGGCGGTCATTAACGATGTGACAGCCGCCGGCAAATCCTTGGATCATCACGTCCATTCCGGCGTTCAAACCGGCGGCGGCAACACAGGGCAACCCGTATGAACCTGAACGACCTCTACCAATACTTCGGCAGCGATGTCGCCACGTCATCGACCGGCGACTTGCAGCCGGTGGCTGACACCGAACGCGGGCAACAGCGCGTCCTTCGGCGCTTGCTGACCAACCCCGGCGACTACATTTTCCACCCGGAATATGGGGCTGGCCTGCCGGCGAAGGTTGGCGACACCGCCGACATCCCGAAAATCCGCGCCCTGATCCGTGGGCAAATCCTGCTTGAAGACTCGGTGGCCCGCACGCCAGAGCCGCAAGTCATCGTGATGGCGATCCCCGGCGGGGTGGCCTGCACCATCCGCTATGTCGATGCGCGGTCAAAAGCCCCGGCGGTTCTCAGTTTCAACGTAAATCGATAGGCAGAACATGGCAATCACCACCCAAGACTTCACGACGCTGGTTCGCAATCAGGTCGCCGCCATCCAAGGCGCAGCCTCCGGGCTTATTGATCTGACCGTCGGCAGCATTCTCAGGGCCATTGTCGAGGCCAATGCGGCGGTCGTTCTCTGGCTGCAAGGGTTGATCCTGCAACTGCTGGCGATTACCCGCGCGGCGACCAGCAGCGGGGCCGATCTGGATAGCTGGGTCGCCGACTATGGCCTGACCCGCCTGCCCGGCACAGCGGCCAGCGGGCTTGTCTCGTTCGCGCGCTTTACGCCATCGCAGCAGGCCGTCGTCCCGGTCGGGGCTTCGGTGCAGAGCGCCGACGGAACGCAGAAATACAACGTGACGCTGGACAGCACCAATGCGGCCTACAGCGCAACCCTCGGCGGCTATGTGCTGGCAGCGGGCGTCGCCAGCATCAGCGTCCCTGTGCTGGCAGCGGGCGTCGGCGCGGCGGGCAATGCGGTCATCGGCGGCATCAATACGCTGACGCAGGCCGTGCCGGGCGTCGATACCGTCAGCAACCCGGCGGCCTTCATCAACGGGGCCGACGCCGAGACAGACGCCGACCTGCGCGTGCGCTTCGTGGCCTTTGTCGCCAGCCTGTCGAAAGCGACCAAGGGTGCCATCGGCTACGCCATCACGTCGCTGAAACAGGGCGTCAGTTATGCGTTTGTCGAGAACCAGCTTTACAACGGCACAACGCAGATGGGCTACTTCTATGTCGTTGTCGATGATGGAACTGGCGCGCCGGGCGGCACGTTTCTTTCGACGGTTTCCAATGCCATCGACGCGGTGCGCCCGGTCTGTTCGACCTTCGGCGTCTTCGCCCCGGTGGTTGTGACGGCCAACGTCAGCATGACCATCAGCACGGCAGCCGGCTACGATCACAACGCGGTTGTGGCGCTGGTCGGCACGGCCATTCGGAACTATATCAACGCGCTGACGCTGGGGCAGGCGCTGACCTACTCGCGGCTGGCGCAACTGGCCTATGACGCATCGGCAGGCGTGTCCAATGTCACCGCCGTGCTGCTCAACGGGGCGACGGCTGACGTGGCCGCCACGTCGCAGCAGGTCATCAAGGCCGGAACGGTAACGGTGTCGTAAATGGCAACGGGCGACCAACAAGACTTCTTCCAGCGGATCAAAACGCTGGTGCCGCGCTGGTTCGGCGACAGCATGCCGACCATCGACGCGCTGGTGCAGGGGCTGGCATGGGCCGGCAGCTTCGTCTATTCCCTGTGGGCCTACGCCAAGCTGCAAACGCGCATCCTGACCGCGACCGACGGCTGGCTGGACATGATCGCGGCGGACTTCTTCGGGGCCGCGCTGCTGCGCCAGTCGAACCAGAGTGACGCATCGTTCCGCGCCCGGATCGTCATCAACCTGTTCCGCGAGCGGGCCACAAGGGGCGGCATCGTCAAGGTGCTGCAAGACCTGACAGGCCGCACGCCGCTGGTCTTTGAACCGCTGCGACCGGCTGACACCGGCTGCTATGGCGGCCCGGCCATCGGCTACGGCATGGCCGGCGGCTACGGTTCGATGTTGCTGCCGTTCCAAGCCCTTGTCACTGCCTACCGGCCAACCGGTCTGGGTATCCCGCTGGTGGCCGGCTACGGCATTTCGACCGGCGGCTACGGGCAGGCTTCGCGCGCTGACTATGCCGCCATGTCGATGATTCAAGGCGCAGTGACCGACGCCGACATTTACGCCGCCATCGACAGCGTAAAGCCTGCCGGAACGATCATCTGGACACGCATCAACAGCTAACCGATTACCCCGCAACAACCCCACATGCCGCCTTGAGCGGCCTTTTCAATTGGAGAAATCATGGATCGGCAAATCGTCTATCCCGGCGCTATCCCGCTGGAAACCGACCTGCTCAACACGAACAAAAACGCGATGGTCGGGCTGGCAAAGCTGGCCGCCGCAATCCTCGGCACCAGCACGATGTTGAACGGACTGGCCTGCACGCCTGACAGCCCAGCTTCGCTGAACGTCAAGGTCGCGCCGGGCGAAATCTACAGCCTGCAAAACATCGACGGCACGGCCTATTCGTCGCTCGCCGCCGATACCACGCACAGCATCTTGAAGCAGGGCATCAGCCTTGACACCTTGCTACTGGCTTGCGCGGCCCCTGTCACCGTCGGCCAGAGCATCAACTATCTGGTGCAGGTTGCCTACCAAGACACCGACGCCAATGCGGTCGTGCTGCCCTACTACAACGCCAGCAACCCGTCGCAGGCTTACAGCGGGCCGAACAACGCCGGCACGACGAACTTCACGACCCGCAAGGGCGCGTGCGTTATCTCGGCCAAAGCCGGCGTATCGGCAGCCACCGGCAGCCAGACCACGCCCGCGCCGGATGCAGGCTACACCGGGGCTTTCGTCGTGACGGTCGCCTACGGCCAGACCACCATCACCGCTCCGAACATCGCCGCCTATGCCGGCGCGCCGTTCATTCCGTCCGCCGGCCTGATCGCTGGCGGCCTGCAAGGGAACGTCTGCAACATTTCGGCAGCCGGCGGCACGGCTGACGCGATCTCCGGGGCTTACACGCCGGGCATCGCGGCGCTGACCAACGGAATGACGCTCTACGTCCGCGCCGCATCGGCCAATGCGACGACCACGCCGACATTCACCCCAAACAGCGGAACGATCGCGGCCAAGACCATCGTCAAGGGAAACGGCCTCGCGCTCGTCGCTGGCGACATTGCCGGCGTGGGCCACTGGATCGAGCTTCAATATGATCTGACGCTGGACAAGTGGATTTTGCTCAACCCAGCACGCGGAGTGACTTCCGTAAATCGCGCCTTCACTTCAATAACAACTAGCGGCAATTTCACCACCCCAGCCAATATCACGACGAGCACGGTATTCAAGATCACGCTCGTTGGCGGCGGCGCAGGAGGTGGGGGTTCTAATGGCGCTAACGCTACGGGCGGCGGCGGCGGCGCGGGCGGTGCCGCATCGTTCTACATCGGCGGACTTTCGCCGAGCACGGCCTATGCCGTTGTTATCGGTGGCGGCGGCGCAGGCGGCTCGTCAGCCGGAACCGACGGTGGCACTGGCGGCACAACTCAAATAACCATTGGCGGAACCGTCTATTCCGTAACTGGTGGCGTCGCCGGCGTTGGCACCACAACCACAACCGTCAATATCAATGCGGCACAAGGTACGCCTTCTGCGTCCATTCTTGCCCTTCCTAATGAACGCATTTTCCAAACTAGCGAGGGGGTTGGCTTCTCAAATTCACCACAGTTCGCGGGTTGTACGGGGGCCGGATTGCCTTGGGGGACTGCAGGCATTGGTGGTCGAACCGGGGCCGCGCCAGTAGCGGCGAGCGGATTTGGTGTTGGTGGGGGCGGTGCGGTTGGCGCAACGATGGCTGGTGGAGCAGGCATGCCAGGCTTGTTCATGGCCGAATGGATCGCATAAGGAGAAAAGCATGAGAGCTGCTCAAATAGAAAACGGGAAAGTGGTCAACATCCTCGAAGTTGATGATGTATCGGATGGACTAGTCCAATCAGACACTGCGAACATCGGGGATGCTTTCAGCGCGGGTGTATTCAAAGGTCCGCCGGTAATTCCGCGTGACGCGGCAACCGTCAAGGCTGAAATGTGGAATGCCATCAAGATCGAGCGCGACCGCCGCATTCAGTCCGGCGGCTACAAAGTCGGAGCGAAGTGGTTCCACTCTGACACGTTCAGCCGGACTCAACAGATGGGCCTAGTCATGATTGGCGCCAGCATCCCCGCCGACCTTCAATGGAAGACCATGGACGGCTCATTTATAACCATGACCCAAGCACTTGCCGGCAACGTCTTTGCCGCCGCCGCCGCAAGCGATCAGGCGGTCTTTGCTGTGGCCGAAACGCACCGGGTCGCCATGGAAGCCAGCGCCGACCCGGCCGCTTATGACTATTCCACCGGCTGGCCGAAAATCTACGGGGAGTAAACGGCCATGCGCGTCCTCTTCTGCACTTCCAAGCTGCCCGGCGCGGTGTTGATCCGGGCAGTTACATGGTCGGATTGGTCGCACGTCGCGCTCGTTGATGGCGACGAGGTAATCGAGGCCACTTGGCCGGCGGTGCGGGTCACGCCGCTGGCCGATGTCATCGCCAAGCATGCGGCGCACGTCATCATCGACTTGCCTTGCCTCTGCCCGGAGGCGGCCATTGCGGCGGCGCGCGGACAGGTCGGGAAGCCCTACGACTTGACGGCGCTGTTCGGCCTGCTCATGCACCGCGACTGGCAGGAGGACGATAGTTGGTTCTGTTCGGAGCTTGTGGCGTGGGTTTTTGCCCAAGGCGGCACGCCGCTGTTCCGCCCGGAGGCAATGCACCGCATTACCCCACAGCACCTGTGGATGCTGGCCCCCAGCCCGCCGGGCGAACAGCCAGCAGACACCGATCAACTAGGCCGCCTCGCGCGGCCTTTTTCTTTGAAGGAACAACAATGATTCGATTCCTGATCTATCTGGTGGCCGAGCAGCTATTCAACATCGTGGCGATGTTGCTGGCCCCCGTCCTTCCCGCCTTCGCCTCAATGCAAGACGGCTGGTCGGACAACAGCCATTGCCGGGCTGTCGAACCGCGCCTGCCGCGCTGGCTGTCGTGGTTCATGACGCTGGACAATTCGCTGTGGGGCGACGCCGGCTGGCAGACGATCCACTGCCCGGCCTACAAGTCCTATTTCGGCATGGTCAAGTGGCTGTGGCGCAATCACGGATACGGGTTCAGTTGGACGGTATTGGCCGCTACTGTTGGCGACGTGGCCGGCGCGACCGCCGAAGGCGACCTGAACATTGACAGCAACAACGGGAAATTCGGCTCGTTCAAGATCGTCCGAGGCCCCTACTGGCAGCGCAAGCGGATGAAGTGGATCGGCGGCACAAGCTATCTGGTGTCGCTGAATGTCGGCTGGCTGCTTGATACCTACATCAAGAACCCGGCGACCGCCATTGACCAGCCAAAGGCGCTGTTCATCTGCTCGCCACGACTACGGAGGGCAATCAATGGCTGATCCAATCGCAACGGATGGCGGCGTTCTCGGCGTCAAGTTCGCGGTGCTGCTGGCCGGCTTTGCCGGCGGCATCGTGTCGCTGTCGTTCGTTAAGGAACTGTCCAAGCTGCAAGCGATGATGTCGGTCGTCACAGGCGCTGTGACTGCCGGCTATCTGACGCCGCTTGCCATCCACTACCTGTCGCTGTCCTCGCCGGA